TTTTCCGCGCAAAGAGAAAGGTTTTGAAGAAAATGAGAAAGATGTCGAACCTGCTATTCGGGACGATGACGCGCTGTTATGAGTGACAGGGCTGTCATGAGGCCATTCATATACGATTGGACGAAGACTTGCTGTTCAATGGCTACGGCACAGATGCTCCAACCCTCTTTTGGTTGGTCTGCTTTTGGTTCTGATTTCATCTTGAAGCAGGATGCAGATGGCGATTTGTATGTAGCCGGATACGCAAGCGTGGATATGGTGGATAAGCAGGGAGACAGAATCCCCTCAGCCGCATTGAAAAAGGCATTCAAGGGTTTCATGAATAACAAGGCGTATAGGAACGTGCAACTCGCGCACAGTGGAATACAAGTGGGCGAAGTCGTTGATTCCTATTCAGATTCACAAGGCCGTGTATGGAAATCCGAAGTGGATGACATGGGCTTATTCGTCGTATGCAAGATACGCAGCGACATTCAGAAGGCACGAGAAGTGCAAAAGCAGGTGCGCGACGGAGAACTCCGCGCCTTTTCAATTGGCGGACAGGCACTGTTCCGCGTCACCAAGACCACTCCCGAATTAGGAACCCACCGTGAGATCACCGACCTTGAGTTGCATGAAATAACTCTTTGTAAGAAGGGCATCAACCCAGAGGCGCGATACACAATCCTGAAGATGGATGAAACTGAAGAAGTGAGTAAAATGACAGACAGCGAAGCATTGACTGAAATAAGAGATAATCTGGCCGATGTGCTAAAGGCACTCGACAAGAACGAGGAAAAGACCGAGGAGAAGTCCGAGGAGAAGTCCGAAAAGACCGAGGAGAAGTCCGATACCGAGAAGTCGCACGATGATGGTGCGGTTGCTTACATCGACACTCTTGAGAAGTTCGCGCACGAGCAGGGAGTAAATCTCGATGCTGTTCGCGCACACTTCGGTTTGGAGAAGGCGTATCTGCAAGAAGGCAGTGGCGGCTACTCGCACCGCGGAATGGGTGACGAGGTTGGAAGTGGCGAAAGCGCATCCGAGCCTACATACCCATCACTATCGGCTCCCGGTGGCAACAAGTATGTCATCAAGCAACCCGGTGTAGGTAATATGGCTTACAACGGGCCAAAGGGCAACAAGAATGTCATCAAGGCCGACGAGATCACACCTGAAGGATTGGAGCGTGGCTACCGTGCATACGCTTCCATCCGTGATGAGGATGCATTGAAGGCTCTTGTCAAGCAAGACTGGGAGGCTCGCTACGACAGCGAAACCGCCCACGCACTTGAAGTCCAGAAGGCAAACGATTACTCTGGACAGATTGCAGCACTAAAGGCTGAGTTGGCCAGTGTCAAAACTGAGTCCTCTGAAATCCAGAAGTCTGCATCACCCGCAGTAAGTGACATACGCATTCCAAGCCACGACGAGTTCGCCGCAATGGGGACTGGTCTTGATGGATGGAGAGCAACTGAGGAGTTGGCTCGCCGCGCTCTAAGGGGCAACGACCCGGAGGTCGCACATCGAGGCTAATCGCTTCGTGGAAATGGAGATAACAGGAGGAAATAGAAATGAGTGGATCAAGAGGATACATCAGGACAATAGAAGATATGGAGAGGCTATACTACGGTGCGGGCGCAGGTGCGAACGCATGGGCTTACTCTGGAACGGACTTGCTTAAGGCTGACTCGCCATTGGTGAGTAGCACAACAGGAACATATCAAGCGATATTTGGACGCAAGGTATGGTCGCAACTCAATCAGGAGTTCAATGCATTCAGCATACTCCCCAAGAAGCCGTGGGAGAAGTCTGGATGGAGGGTCGTCACCGACAAGCCTGACCGGGCAAAGGGTGGCGGTGTTGCTGAGAATGCAACCCTACCAGAATCGACCAAGCCAACCTTCGCAGAGGTCAGCACCAAGCCTAAGACCGTGGCTCACACCTTCGACCTAAGCGAGACAGCAATGTTCCTCGCCGACAAGGACGACGGACTTGGAGATGCGAGAGCAGTAATGAAGATGGAGATGGCAAAGCACCACGCCGAACATATCAACGTCATGCTCTTACAGGATCTCGATACCCCCGCAGGGAACAACTACGAATCCCTCGACAGGTGTCTATCATCGGCTTTCGTTGAGACAGCCTCCTTTGGAGATGTCAGCGCAATAACCGATCACAACCAATACAACATCACTCGCTCCACTGGTTCAGCACGTCAGTGGTATGATTCCAACGTGGATGCAGGTTCGACTGGGACAGAGAGAGCATTGAGCCTCAATGTCATGGACGGAATGTTCCGAAGCGTTTGGGAGCGTGGTGGTCAGCCAAAGGTTATCCTAACTGGCTACGACACACTGGAGAAGGTTCAGCAACTACTCCAGCCACAGCAGAGATTCACTGAGATGAAGCGCGTCGTTCCCGGCGTGAATGGAGTCAAGGGTGTTCCGGGTATGGAGGCGGGCTTCGTGGTCGCTACCTACAACGGCGTCCCACTAATTCCATCGAAGGATGTCCATGCCGAGTCCGGCGGACTATCCCGAATGTATTACATCGACTCTGATTATCTATACTTCTCGACAGCCAAGCCTACTCTATACCATGAGTCAGGTATTGAAACCGGAGATCCTTTCGGAATCAACAGGCTCGGACAGATGGGTATGTTCCACACAATGGGTGAACTATGGCAACTGTTCTATGGAGCGCATGGCAAAGTGAGGGACTTGAGTGCCTGATATTAGGAACGAGAGGAAAATAAGGAGGAATAAGAAATGGCAAACACAAACCTAACAGGAAATGGAACAATAGTCTTTGACAGTCGCCTTTGGGGCGGAACGAGCGAGGACGATACAGCGTGGCTGCAAAGCCCAATCGGAAGCAACAGCGTCACAGGGACGATTAGTCTCGGTATCGTTGATGTGACTATCACCGATGGAGATGCGGCTGCTGCATACGACTTGGCTCTATCGACCAATGCAATCGTCGGAGCAGAACTCATAGGCATACTAGGTCTTCACAACACTACTACGGCAGCAGGAAACGACTTCCCCGTAGCAGGGAATATATCGACATCAACCCTTCTCAAGTTCACGGGTGCGGGTTCCGATGCCGATGTTATCAGAATTACCTTCCTATACCGATGAGGTGAGCCAAGATGGCTCTAAGGCTTCGGTATATTGGCGCACGACCCTACACTGAGTTTATGGTGAATGGGGTAATGATTGGCTTTTCGCGTGGTATGGAACGCGATGATATTGATGACGATTGGATCAGAGAGCAGATAATCCCGGCAATTGATAACGGCGTAAAGATGTGGGAGGTCGATGACCTTTCATCTCAGGCACAAGCACAGGCAATGGCTCAAGTATTAGTTGAACCTGAACCTGAACCTGAACCTGAACCAGCAGTTAGCGAGATAGTCGAAGAAGTCGAGGTAACGGACGCCACTTCGGGTGATGTTCTTCTTGATGGCGGATTTGAGCAATCAATGACACGGGCGCAAATGATGTCTTGGTGTTCAGAGCGAGGGATATCCGTGCAAAATACTGATACCAAAGCATCATTGACTGAAAAGGCCCGTGAGTTTATCACGGGGGCTTCTGAGTGACTGATTCATACAACGATATAGATGATGGCGTAGGCCGTTATGCAAGTCGCACTCGTATCAATCGCAGGATCTTAACTCTGTCCGCAGATGGCACTAATTCCCTTAATGGGACATTAGACCTCAATGGTAAAATCGGGCGAATGGTGCTTGATTGCTCAAGAGTGACCTGCGGTTCCAATACAGCAACAGGCGGTTCGCTCAAGATTACTATGGATATCGAGGATACAGGCGGGACGGAATACCCCTACTGCGATACAATTGCAGGGCTTGATGTAAGGACAGCAAGCAACACCCCCCTGAACTTTCAAACATCAGAAGGAGGCAACATGAATGCCGATGGAGGGGCTACAAGCGGAGTTCATCTTACTGTATCTGCCCCTGCCAATTCGACTACTGGTGGTGTGACGATTGATGAGGCTGCATCGTGGAACGGACTTGTTTGCGGACGAGTTAGATTCACCGTTGCGACTTCAAATAGCACGTTTTCAGCGGGTTCGATTAGAATCATAGTTATTCATGAATAACCGAACGGTTATAGAGGATTGAACAGAGAGGGATTGTTATATGGCACTGACTGTCCTTCAACTCGGCCGCACGAATGTCGCAGGAAACCGACTGACTGTTGCGCTCAAAATCACTCCAGATAGTTCTTGGCTCGCAGCAGGGGAGTCATTGGATCTTACGGCTTATGTCTCTAATATCGAAACTGTCCATGTCGAAAGTCCGGGTGGGTATGTATTCAATTATGACCGCACTAACAAGAAACTGCTTGCTTATGAAGCGGGCGGCGATGGTGCGGCTCTTGATGCAGTAGCAGATTCGACTGATTTGTCGTCGCTGTCAGTGTATCTCTCGGTCACGGGTGGGCGAGCCTGAGTGGGGCTTGCATATGAGTCTGCAACTCGATGACATTTGCTTTGAAGAAGCACACGAGATAGAACGCCGCCGTAAGGTGCGTATGGCTGAGATAGCCAACCCCGAAGGCTCATCTATTGGCGAGGACGATTCGCCGTTCAGTAGCCGTAATTTAAGCAAGGCTGAGACTATTCACATTCCATTGACTGGCAAACAACGCTATGACATACAGAACATAGGGACTGGAACGCGCTGTATGTCATGTGGTCTGTTGCATTTCTGTTGGACTCCCCACTGTGCAGGGTGTGGTGGGCCAATGGACTACAATCTGGGGGCGCACAGCAGATGACGGGCTTCGACAAGATATGGGAAGACATCGTTAAAGGCACTGTTGCCTGTCGAGTATGTGGTGAAATGGGAGATACTGCGGAGATATGTCCGGCGAGTTCCCCCGACCCAAGCGGGAAACAAAGGACTATGGGGAATTGCGATAGGCGTCGTAATTCCGAGGTTCCTCGACATAGCCATATGGTTAGGCAGAGGCGAAAGCACAAGAAGGAGAGGGGTGGATGAGTAATGCCAAGAGTGTTCAATCCGGGGCATAGACCCAATCAACCACTCTATCCAGACGATCTGGCTTACACTACGGTTGCTAATATCGAAGCATACCTCCAACTGCCCGAACAGAAACCGACTTTGCTTGCGGCCGATACAAGTGTGGCCAGTAGCACAATACGAATACCAGTCAATAATGAAGATTATCGGCGTTGGGGCTTTGCCTCTGGTGATGTTGTCACGATTTATGACGATGTTGATGCATTAGGAAGTAGCGTCACACTTACTGGTGTGGCATCATCCGGTGCTTCAGGTATCATCAATCTTCTGGCAGCAGATCCCGGCACAGCATATACCAAAGCGAATAACGCTACCGTTCAACCTCAATCAATACTCACGAATAGCAAACAACGTGGCATAACCAAGTCACAGGTTGAAGATATCATTCGTCGGAGACAGGATTATATTGATCGCATAACACGACAAGCATGGCGGCCTCGTATTGTTGTCGATGAAT